CTATCTCTGGCGTATTCGTTGTTCAGCGGCGACGACGCCAACGACCACGATGACTGAAAGAAGGGCCATCGTTCCTCAAGCTGCATGGTGCGGTTGTAAGCGTCCCTCAGAAACAAGTCGACCAGAGTATTCGGGACTTCCGTCTCGTCGGTGTCAAGCTGGTTCCTTACGGCGTCTCGTAACTCTTGAAGGTTCACCTATTCACCCCTCGCGGCTTTCTGATCTTTCGCCATCGCCCGCAAATGCCCCATGCAGTACGGCGTGCCCTTCGCTTTCCAACCCTCGCACGTGTTCTCGTCCGCTACGCATTTCTTCTCACTGCGCTTGTCACCCTCATAGGGCAGCGGTGCGTCGGACAGCTTCACAAGTGCAACCTCGATACCGTTGACAGATTGAGTCGGCGTCGTCACGTCGGCAGGAGCCCCGTAGAACGAACTAACCAGTGCGGTTTCAACGGCCTCGTAAGCCATACTTCCCTCCAAATAGCAAGAGCGGGGCCAGGGCCACGTTGCCCCGACCCCGCTCTCAACTTTCGCCTACTACTGACTAGGTGGTCACCAGGTCATCAATGCGGAACTGGCGCTGACGATTCCTGACCGTCAGGTTGCCGTACGCCGTGATGAGCGCATACCGAGCGTCAGCCACGACGGACGCACCGCTCGACGCGTTGTTCGACGCCAGGTTGTCCGAGAAACCACTGTTCTTGAACCAGCGATCCGAGTGGCCGACCAGAGTCAGATACTTGGAGTTGATCCCGTACATGCTGCCCGCAGTGCAATCGTTGTCATAGAAGACAGGTGCACCCTTGAACATCAGGTTCATGAAGCCCGAGTTTGCCGACTTCACGTCCTGATATCGGACATTTGGCGTGAGCAGCGCCTCATAATCCTCGAAGTTGACCTGCGTGCAGAAGATGGCGTCGATGACGTCGTTGCCCTTGCTGGACGAGTTGTACGCATTACGCATCAAGTCGAGCGTCAGAGCACGGGGCGTGCCGCCGTTGGCTAGCACCGTCGACCGCCAGTACGCCTGCGCCGTGGCGTCGATGTTGCCGACCGTCGTGACGCCCGTAGTGGCGTCACCGATCAGGGCATCAACCCCAAGCCATTCCTTGTTGGTATTGCCCGTGCCGTCGCCGAACAGCATGACGTTGACAGCATCCTTGAGCGTCTCTTCCGCCTGCATGATCTTCGCTTCAAGCAGGTTGATGATCGCTTCCTTGCCGTTGTTCTGTGCCTCTTCCAGACCAGAAATGGCGATGGTCGCATAGAGCTGACGCCAGTCAAACTCGGCGGCGGTCAAACCAGTCTGCGGCGTAATCGTGATCTGGTCGTAGCCGCTGTACGAGCCAGAGCTGCCAGCCGCATAAATGAGCGGCTCCACGATCTTGACGCCGCCCGACAGCATCCGAGTCCGCTTCTTCTCCATCAGCCAACGGCTGAGCGGGCGGTCTGCGAATACGTTGTCGGTGAGTGACTTGCGATAGTTGTTGAGCGTGGTGCTCAGAATGGTGGTGAAGTTTGCGTTCGACACGGCCCCCCCTTAGGGCTTTCGTCTTAGAGCGACAGGCCCAGCTCGGCCTCAGCCATCGCTATCGCCTGCGCTACAGTTGTGGGAGTTGTGCCTGACTCGCTCCCAGCTCCCGCCGCAGAACCACCCGACTGGACTACCTCGCCGACCGCAGCCTTAGCGGCGGTGGCTCTCGCTTCTGCGGCTTGTCGAGCTTCCTCGGCATCACCTTGAGCGGCGGTCCGTGCAAACAAACGATCAAACGCCATTTGTTTGTAAACGGCTTCCAGGTCAGTTGAGCCTGCGGCGATCGCTGCGTTTACGACTTCGTTTGGATTGAAGTCATCTCCGTAGCGGTCCTGCAAGGTGCCGATAGTGCGCTCAAGATCGGTGCGAGCCTGCGCCACTTCGAACTGCTGGATTCTTTCCTCCAGCATCGAAAGACGAGGATCGACCGCTCCGTCTAGCCAACTATCATCCTGTTCAACCTGCTCCTGTGCATCTTGTACCTGTGCGCGAGCCTGGTTGAGTGTGATGCCAGCCTGTTGAGCAAGCAACCGAACGGTCTCTTCGGGATTACGGTCATACGCTGTCGCCAGCGCCTCCGCATACTGCAACTGTTCCCGCTGCTGTGCTAGCTCCTGCGTCTTTCGGGTGTAATCAGCCTGACGGCTATACCCCGCAAGAGCCTCATTGAGCGGAACGTCCAGTTCCTCCCCATCCACCGTGACCTTGACGTAAGCGTCTCGGTTGGCTTCCAGGTCGAGATAGTTCGGTGATTCTGCGCCACTATCGGTGGCTCCCTCATCTGCAACTTGTCCACCGTCAACGGCGGGGTCTTCTGTGAGGGTATTTGCCCCATCATCGGATAGGGCTTCTTCAAACGTAGGCAACTGTCGAGTCCTTTCGGTTGCTCTTGGCCTCTATGAGATATGTGCAATCTGTTACGCGAATCGGCCCAACCCGCATGGAAACGGCTAACCGAATGTGATCTGCACGACCGCCAGGGAAGCATCAACCGTCCGAGACGCGCCAGACGCCTGATACACGGCCAGGCTCACCGTGTCCGTACCAGCCAGGTAGACAACATGGGCCAGATTGCGCCTCGGGGCGGAATATCCCGCATAGCCCTCCACGCCCACAAACTGCGTGCCGTTCTTGCGGATGAAGCACGCCAACCTGTCCGTCGCTGCGAAACCACCAGTGAACGTGAACGCGCCCGAAACAAGGTAATAGCCTGCCACGGTCGGGGTGACGGTCGCCCCACTCGCAAACCACGAGTTAGGGTCGTAATCGACCGACAAATCAATGTTCGTAGTTGAAGCGGTTGGGACGCCGAAAGCTGACGCCGTGTACCTGCCGATCCTCGACGCCCCGTTGATAGCGGCTGCAACAGAGTTACCCCACGTCGCACTGATCTTCTGGTCCGCTGTGACGGTGGCGATCGTCACTTACGCCACCCCTGGCGGGAGCGCGGGCAGCCCAGCGGGTTCCTCCACTGGGCCACCCACGCCCTCTGGTCCTGGTGCCTGCGGTTCCATCACATACGCATCAGGGTTCTTAATGCCAAATCCGTATCGCAACACATACATGGCAAGTTGCGGCAGATTGATTACTTCGGCCATCGGTGCCAAGGCATCAACCATCTGCAATGCGGACTGGCGACGGAACGACTCGTTCTGCGGCTGAGTGGAACCCGCCTCGACCTCAAAGTCGAACTCGCCAGCCAAATAGTCGCGGTCGTAATACACCCACATCGGACTCGCACCCTGACCCACCAGGCGCACGACATGCTCACCCGTCAAGAAGGTCTGGAGGACCTGCATGACTCTTTCGGCAATGTGGCCCAAGCTTCGCTCGACCTTTGCCAGCTTGTCAGCCGACCGTGCATTCTGAGCGTCCTGCAACATGGCCGCTTCCGTCGCTGTGCGACGAATGTCGGGCATCGAGCCACGCATATATTCCGACACGGCGGTTACCGTGTTGATGTCGCCCTGGATCATCTCGGACTGGTTGTAGAACTCTGGCGGAGTGATGACCGCTGGCATCGGGGAAATGACTTTGCTCGGGTCATCGTCACTCTCGATGGGCACCATTACGTTGTCTTCGTCGGATTCCAACTGAGCGATGCCGTCAGCATCAAACGCAGAGCGCCGATACACCCACTTGCGTGAGAACCTCTTGCGGTGGTTCAACATCTGTGTGCGTGTCGCATTCAACTCGTGCTGCAATACTTCGATGGCCTCAAGTTCACCCATAGGGTAGAACTCGTCGGGCACTTCGTAGTTTCGCAACATCAAGAACGGATGCGTAAACGGATACGGCGACGGACGGGGGGCAATCAGGAAGTGCTCAGCGTCACGGGTGAACGTGCACACACTCCCCGTCTTCAAATCCCACCATTCCCAAACCTCAACGTAGCCATTAGGATCGGACAACGACTCCTGCCCGTGTGTCGGCCGCTCGTCGTCCTCCCATTTGGACCCAAAGGTGGCCTGCACGTCTTTGCGTGCTTTGGCGTTGTAACGCTTGTCTTTCTTGACGTCGGCCAACGGTCGGCGGATTCGCTGCGCGATCCACCGAAGTTCCTGCTGGTTTCGAGCGTCGGGATCAACAAACACATCGAATGGTGAAACCCGCTCCAACGTCGGCCGATCCTCCGTCACCACTTGGGTGACTTCGGTGCTGGGGTCCGCCTTGTCTTCTTTCCCTTCGACCTCGATCTCAGGATCGTTGTCGTCGGGCTCGACGGCGGGCACAGAGGGTAACTGGACGTACTTGTAGCCGACCTTCACCCAACCGTGGCCGATGATGAGCTGGTCATCGACGGCGCGCCTGACCTGCTCTTGGAACTCGTTGCGCCGCCACTCGTAGTTGAGGACCTCTTCGGCGATGACGGCCTGGGGGGCGTCGTCGGGCCTGCGAGCATTGACCGCGATCTTCGGGTGGTTGACTGCGACGGCGGGCGACACCACGTTGATGGTGGCGAACGCCATGTTGACGACGATTCGATCAGTCTTCGTGGCTGCGTCGTAATGCCGACCGCGATACAGGTCGATCATTCGCCGCCACAGCTTGTCGTAATCTTCGTGCTTCCG